CATATATGTATTTAACATATCCCAAGTTCTTGAGAATGGAAAATCTTTGTTTGAATAAGTTGATTGTAAAATGTCGCCAGTTAATTTATTTCGGTCGATGTCCCAATACTTGGGCATCTCTACATCACCAAAATATAATGCTTGCTCTGTTAAAACTTTCTTTTGCATACCACCACCATATATAATTTATGCTAAGCTATTTGTCAAATCCCAAGTTGTATCAGTTTCATTCCAAACATAATGCCATCTATGAGTATTAGCTTCGTTTTGTGAAGTTTGTTCTGCAGTTAAATCTGGTGCATCACCTAAAGGAGATTTCCAAGAAGCTGATTCATTATGTTTTACCCAAGATGCGTGAGGTTTTTTAGGCCAGAAGATTTCATTATCTTCGTCCCAAGTGTAACCTATACCTGCATAGTTTCCTCTCAATGCTTTTGATTGATCTGCAGATTCTGTTCTTGTTTGGGTTCCATCTTCATTAGTTGTTACTGTATAATGTTTACCGCCAGATGTATTGTATGAAGTTTTAATCCACATTTGTGCAGGCCAGTTATTGTGAGTTTCTAAATACTGTTGTCCTACTGTTTCATCTTCAACGCCGTCAGCGTTTAACATATCAGAATTATTCAAAGTTAATACTTGAATAACTTTACTGTTAGCTCCTAGTTTTGCAAAATGTGCCATAATATTTCTCCTTATATCTTATTTATTGTTTGTTGTAAATACCATATTAATTTTGGAATTTGTATCTTATTATAACGATTCCTGAACCACCGGCTCCACTTGTTGCAGATCCAGGACCTGAAGAACTAGCTCCACCACCACCACCTGTATTTGTTGTACCATTTGTTCCTGGTCCTACTGGAAAATTACCACCAGCTCCACCACCACCAGCTCCACCTGTTCCACCACCCGGTTGACCGTTATTTCCACCACCTCCACCACCACCTGCTCTCGTAGTTGGAGTTGCATTAATTGAAGACGTTGCACCATTACCTCCAGGTCCAGCAGGACCTGCTGCGGGACTACCTTGTTGTCCAGCTTGAGTGGCTCCACCACCTCCTCCCGATACCATAGTTCCGGCAGGATTAGAGCCAGCTGCAATTCCTCCAGGATTACCTTGAGGAGGACTAACAGGAGGTGTGTTTCCTGCTCCTACAGCACTACAACAAGATGCTCCACCACCAGAACCACCAGAACCAGCTGTAGTTTTACCACCTCCACCACCACCAGTTGATATAATAGTTGAAAAAGTTGAATTTGAACCTGAATTTCCAGTACCTTGAGTAGTACGTGCAGCTCCTCCTGCACCAACTGTTATTGGAAAAGCTGTTGCTGTAACTGGTAAAGCTGAAACACAAGCTCCTAAAGGAGAAACTGAATAACAACCAGAAGCTGCACCACTTGATTCTCTATAACCTCCTGCACCTGCTCCACCGGCTTGACCATTTGAACCAAGATTTGCATTTCCACCTGAACCACCACCAGCTACCACTAAATAATCTATTGTACTTGATCCTCCTGCATTTCCTGCACAAGACACACAAAATGTTCCTGGTCCTGTAAATGTATGTATTCTATAATCTCCTGAACAAGTAATTGTTCCACCTGTAGCTGTAATATATTGTGGTCCAGGTGCCTCATCTTGTAAACCTGAATCGGTTACTAGCCAGCCTTGTGTTGAATCTATAAAAACTAATGTAACAGCTATTCCTTCTGTTGATAAAATTGAATTATCAGTTGAACCACCTATTTTATCTGAACCATTTTGAACTAATGTAACTGCATTTGTATCAAATGTATTTGCGTAATCTTTTATTGCAACTACATCACCTGCAGTACCTGCTGGTAAATTAACTGATATCGCTCCACTTGTTGTATTTACAAAATACCCTACACCACTTACTGCTGTGAATCCTGATGTTTTAACTGTTGTATCCCAAGAAGCTGCACCTGTAGCACCAAAACCTGCCGCCGTACCGTTGTTAGTGATCGTTGCACCTGCAGGAATTGTTATAGTGTCTCCACTATCTCCTAACTGTACCGTTCCACAATTTGTTCTTGGACTTAATTTATTTACTTTTATTTCACTCATAATTTTTTACCTATTGAAATTTGTACCTTATTATTACTATACCACTTCCACCTGCTCCACCATCACCTGGACCAGATCCACCTCCTCCACCACCTGTATTGGCTGTTCCTGCTCCACCATTTGTAACACCGCCAGCGTTTTTTCCACCACCAGCACCTCCACCTATTCCACCATCACCTGAATTATCGGGGTTTCCTGATTGTATTCCACCTCCGCCTCCACCTGCGTATGCAACAGGAGATCCTGTAATTGAAATAGCTAAACCTGCACCACCACAACCACCAATTGGTTGAGGATTTATTCCTGCAGCACCTGCTGCTGTAAAACCACCGCCACCGCCACCAGCGTGTGTTCCTGATTGAGGTCCTCCTGTACCACCTGGATTACCTTGAGAAGGACTAACAGGAGGTGTATTTCCTACTCCTGCAGATGTAGCAGGGGCGGATCCAGGTCCTGGGGGTTGATAAGCAGCTCCACCACCTGATCCTCCACTTCTACCACTTCTAGGAGGTGCCGGACTTTCTCCTCCACCACCACCACCACCACCACCAGTAGATGTTATACTTGAAAAAACTGAATTATTACCATCATTTCCTGAATTTGGACTTCCTCTACCTCCTCCACCACCACCAACTGTAATTGGATAACCTGTTGCTGAAACTGGTAAAGCTGTAGGTCCTTTAAGAGGAGAAGGTGAACAGTAAGTAGTTGCACTAAATCTCATTCCACCTGCACCACCACCACCTGCTGCTGCGGAGCCTTTACCACCTCCACCACCACCAGCAACTACTAGATAATCTACTGTTGTTGATCCAGATGGGTTTCCTGCTGAACAAACTGTAAAAGTACCAGGTCCTGTAAATGTATGAATTTTATAATCTCCGCAAGTAGTTTCAGTTCCACCTGTCGCTACAATATAGCTAGCTCCATAAAATCCTGAATCATTTTGAGTTGCTTTCCAACCTTGGGTTCCATCTACATAAACAAAAAATACAGAAAGATTATCTGTATCCAAAATAGCATCTGTTGCAATTCCATCTATTAAAGAACCATTTCTACCAACTGTTACATTATTAGTAGCAAAAGTTCCCGCATAATCTTTTATACCGACAATATCACCAGCACTTGGTGTTGCTGGCATAGTTACTGTCACAGCACCAGAAGTCGTATTAACAAAATACCCATTTCCACTCACTGCTGTGAATGATGCTGTTTTAGCTGTGGTATCCCAGTCTACTGTTCCTGTTCTACCGAATCCTGTTTGACTTGCACCTGATGCTAAATTAATAGTGTCACCTGATGCACCTAATGTGATTGTTGTACCACATTGATTAATTAAATTTCCACCATCTGCTGCTTGTATGTCATCTGCTTTTACAACTGAACCACTGATTGTAGTTGTTGCACCGCATTTAGTGACTACTGCACCGCCGCATTGGTTTTCTATGTTATCTACTTTTATTTTATATGGTCTACAAGCTGGGGCAAAAGTTAATGCTTTACCTCCGCCTCCACCACCACCTGTATTAGCTGTACCTGAAACACCTGATCCTTCTGGACCTGGAGTTGCAGGTGTTCTTGGTCCAAAGCCACCTCTTCCTCCACCACCAGAACCACCAGCTACATCACTAGCATCTCCACCACATCTGTTAGTTCCACCGCCACCACCAGAATAAGCTGTAGGTGTGCCGTTAATACTTGTTGTTGCTCCTGCTCCACCAGCTCTTCCTGTAGGTGCAGGATTTGCAAGCGCTGTTGCACCACCACCACCACCACCAGAATCGCTCGGTGCAGGTCCTACTCCTGGTGCAGGATTTGCACCACTAAAACCTTGTGAAGGACTTACAGGAGGAACGTTTCCGTTCCCTGCTGATGCACCAGAGTGAGCACCACCACCGCCAGATCCACCATCTACACCATCTGCAGGTCCACCTGTTCCTCCACCACCTCCACCACCTGCTGATGTTATTGTTGAAAAAACTGAATTGGAACCTGAAGCACCTTTTGAAGGGCTTGGGAAACTTGGGCCATTAAAAGGAGACCTACCTGATCCACCTCCACCAACTGTAATTGGAAAAGCTGTTGCGGTAACTGTTAAACCATCTGGTGCAACAATAGGACTAGCTGTGTAACAACCACAAGAAGTTTTACCTTCTCTAAATCCTCCTGCTCCACCACCACCGCCTGAACAACCTACACCACCTCCACCACCTCCAGCTGCTACCATATAAGATACTTTATCTCCACCACCCATAGAATTTCCTAAAGAATTTACTGTAAGAGTCCCTGGGCTTGTAAATGTGTGAATTTTAAAATCACCACAAGTTGTCTCTGTTCCGCCTGACGCACAAATAAAAGCAGGCTGTTCAGTTAAATCAGATAACGAAGCTGTGCTTACTACTTTCCAACCTTGTGTACCATCTATATAAACTAAAAGAGCTGATGCATTATTTTCTGACATAGACAAATCATCCGTACCACCATTTATTGGTGAGCTATTTCTTGCAATAGTAATATTATTTGTAGCTATATTACCTGCATAATCTTGTACAGCAACTATATCTCCTGCACTAGGTGAGGCAGGCAGTGTAACTGTTATAGCTCCAGATGTTGTATTAACAAAATATCCATTACCACTTACCGCTGTAAAACCAGCCGTCTTAACTGTTGTGTCCCAATCAACAGTTCCTGTTCTTCCAAAACCTGTTTGACTACCATTATTAACAACAGTAGTTCCAGAAGGAAAAGTTATCGTATCACCTGAAGCACCAACTGTTAAATTAGTTCCGCATTGTGGTTCGATTGCATTTACTTCTATTTTACTCATTAAATAATTACCAATGTTCCTGCTGGAGACATAGTTTTCTTAGCGGGTAATGTACAAAATACATTTTTAGTTCCTGCAGAAAAGTTTACTGCAGCATCACTATTAGATGATGTTATGATTGTATCTCTTGATAAAGTATCAGTTGCAGCATCCGTTACTGTACCAATTCCTACTTCCCACTCACCAGCTGAATTTAATTCAATTGCATAGTAGGTCGTATTCGTAGTTCCAACACCTGCAACAAAACTTTCATAACCGGTTTCTGCACCAGCTAAATCAAAAGTTCCAGTTCCAGTAGTTGTACTAGTTTCTTTAACTCTATCGTTAATTACTAAAGCCATTTCTACTCCAAAATTTTATTATGCGTCGCCAAGTCTAATGATTGCACTAGTAGAATCAGCAGTTGGAAACTGAACAACGAAATCTCCGTTAGTCGCAGTTTTTGTTCCGCCAAAGTCTAAAACTAATACAGCTTCATTACTTGTTCCTTTATAAATCAGTGCACCAGTTGCTGATAACGTTACAGATGTAAAAGTTAAATCTGCAAAGTCAACGTAACCGATATTACTTGCTATTGCCACACCATTGTTAGTTAAAGTATTTCCACCTGCAGTATAGTTTGTACCAGACGAAGAAACTTCGTTAGTAGTTATATACGCAGTAGTAGCCGTACTAAAACCAGCTTGTGATGTGTAAAGTGCTAGTTTGAAAGTTGATCCGCCAGAATCAAAATCAAACACTCCACCAAGTAGGTCTGTTTTAAAAGAGTCAGGTACTATGTTAGCCATTTTATTTTATCTCCTTAAATTGTTTTTAGGGTGATGGTGATTTAAGAGGTGTCCGAATAACTCCATCTTGCCATTCGTCTCGGCGTCTACGACCTTGTTGTTCGATCGCGTACGATTGCAATGCTTTTTGATAAGACTGCATATAGTATTGTAACATATCTGCAGGACCTTTCAAGTATCCATATGCTTCTACCAGACATCCGTACAAAAGTAAATCCTGATATTTATTACTTGTGTAAGTTCCTTGTGTGCTTCCTGGTGAAGCTGTTATTGATGCGGGTTGTTTAGTATAAGCTAAAGTAATCAAATAAGTGCTATCTGGAGTAGGTGAAACCACCCAAAAATTAGCATCCCAATTAGCATAATACTTAGGAAGTCCTGATTGAGTCCCAGGAGTAGCATAAAAAGTAGTCATATAACTTGTGTCTTTTTTTTCTAAAAAAGTTTGATTACCTGATCCATCAGTTAATTGAGCATATCTAATAAACCTTAAATCAGATGGAATAGTTACATATCTATTTCCAGCTTGTAAATTTGATGTTGCATAAAATCTATTGTCATCAGAGTCAGCTTCTCTGTAAATTTTATTTTCAGTGTTTTTAATTATAGTATTTAAAATACCTGTGTTTAAAACTGAATCATCTACTTCAGTGTAGTTTCTAATATCGTCTTGTAAATTTGTTAAAGTGTAAGCCATTATTATGAATTTCCTTTATACTTTTTAAGTATTTTTTGTGTTTTATCAGTTCTTACTTCTTCATAAATTTCAAGATGAGGGTCTTGTCTTTCAGGTGTAAAAAAACTTTTTATCCAATTTAAAAATTGTGTAATCATGGTGTAATTGTTATAGGACCTATTGAGCACCCATAACCTCCTCCTTTTATATTACCACTTGTAGCAGTATCTGTGTTAACTGTAAAATGGAAAAAATTTGTTAATGCATAATCTGATGTAAGGGTTTGACCATTTTGAAACAAACCATTTGTTATTGCATATCCTACTCCTTGAGTTATTTGTGCTCCTGTTATTCCATCAAAATCTGGAATAGCACCATAGTTTCCTGAAGTAGTTGGTGATCCTCTAAATAAATAAGTTTCACCATTTGTTAAACCATGTCCTGGTACATTAACATTTATAATACTTGATCCTGCTTGATAAGTTTTAAAACCATTTTCTGGAATCATTACAGTTGTAGAGGGTTCTGTTCTATCAGGTCTTACATTTAATAATGCAATACCATCTCCACCAACTGCCTTAGGTTCTAATTGAGGTTGCTTTGGTTCATACTCTGTATAATGTACAAAAGAACCATTCCATTCTCTGACCATCTCTTTATAAGGAAATTGCATACCTGATCTATCTGATATAGCTATTGCTCTTTTTCCTGTTGCGTATTTAGACATTAAGTTCCTGGGTAATAAGCTTTAGGTGTAATAAATGTACTTGAAGCTGAACCATCTTCTTGCAATGCTCTTTGTAGTTCATCTTCGTAAAATAATTTCATTTGTTGTGTTAACTGTGGTGCATATTTCATAGACAAATAATAAGTTAAACCTGAAACCATACATGGAACAAATCTAAAAGGAAGATCTGTTGCATTAGTATAAGCACCCACATCTTGAATTCTATTGATATAATAAAAATGCATATTCTTATCTGCATTTGTAGAATCAGGAGTTGGGTATATATGAATAGTTACTTTATCAATAAATCTTTCAACCCAATATTGATTAGGGGTTCCTTGTGATAATTTATTAGAAAAACCTGCATAAGTAGATCTATCCACTTTAGTCATAGGACTATCAGATTGAGTTGTTGTATTATAATTAGATCTTAATTGCGCTTCAAGGACATCGGACATTCCATAAATGCCATTTGTTGGTGCTGTAGTTGAAGAAGTACCATCTGAAGATGCTCTAAAAAAATTATAATCGGATTGACCTTGAACTAAATCAAGATTGGTATTAGATATTTCCCAATAGTGAATACCTCTATTACCCCATTCCTGAAGCATTATATTTAATGATCTTCTTGCTGCTACTAATTGATAACCAGTAACATCTTGAAGATTTAATCTCTCATAAGCTTCTTCTACTATATCATCAATAGAAAAATCTTTATCAAAAATTGTAGTTCCAGAGGTAGTGTTAGCCATGAGCTTACGCTCCTGTAATTGTTACTGTAACGCTTCCGCCTGCTCCAGCTAAATTGTAAACAATACCATTTTCAAACTTGATACC